GTAGCCACCGGTCAGGCTGGTCGGATTCTGCTGGCGGCGCTCGGCCCGCAGCAGGTCGCCGTAGCGGTACCACTGGGTCGAGCCAGCGTAGATCGCGGTGACCCGACCGCCCCGCGCTTCCACGGTGGACTTGACGGTGCGGATCAGCTCCTCGGTGAGGTTGCGCGGGGTGCCGCCGTTGGCGCTGACGTAGGCCTTCCACCAGGTGTAAGTCCCGCGGTCAAGACCGGCGTAGGTGCCGGTGTCGGCGATCGCGGCGAACAGCCCCGTGACGTCCTTGCCGGAGTTGCCGGTGCCGTCTGACATCAACTGGGTGTTGATGTTGCCCCGCATGTCCGACAGACCCAGATCGAGTTCGGTTCGCAGCGCGGGCACGATCATCCCGCCAGCGTCACCGACTGCCTGCGCCAGGCCGGAGACCTCCACCTCGACCTTGTTCAGCTTCCAACCGAGGAAGGCTTTCTTGAAGCCCTGGTTGCCGGCGCCGGCCCCGGAGTCGCCTTCCGCGTACGAGCCAGCCGAGGCGTTGCCAGCATAGCGCACCGGCCAGCGGACTCCCTCTCCTGCCCCCTGCTTCTGCTGGATGCGGGTCAGGAGGAAGGTGTTGGTGAACAGGGCCTCCACCCACGGCCCCTTGTAGAGCTGGACGATCAGTTCGGCCAGCGTGGTTGTGGTCGCAGCCATTTCTCACTCCTTCTTTAGCCCGCCATAGCCTTAGCGACGGCGGGTGTGCCGGGCTAGGTCACGCCGGTGCGCAATGCCTGCTCCAGGCGATCTCCGGCCTCGGCGAGATTCTTGGGGGACGGCGGGCTCTGTGGAGCCGGGTTGCTTGCCGCCCCCACGCTCTGCGGTTTCGGTTGCTGCTGTGGCTGGGAGACCAGGTACGGCTTCTCCTTGACCAGCGACTCGACGACCTCGTCGATCCCTGTGACCTTGCCCTCGTCATCCACCTGGACTGCTCCGAAGGCGGGCAGTGACCTGGCGATGATGAAGGCGACATCCGGATCGACGACGCCCTTTGACTGGGCAGCGAGCAGGAAGCGGGTGCGAACGGCGTCATCCTTGCGGGCAGACGTCTCCTTCTCCCGCGCCTGGCGCTCTTTCTCGTAGAGCTCCTTGAAGCGCTCCTGCTCCTCCAGGGCCTTGCGCTCGGTCTCTTCCTGCGCGGCGGCGATCTCGGCAAGCCGCCGCTCGGCACCCTTGGCGCGGGCCGTCAACTGGGCGATGCGATCCCGCACCGCGCCGGTGAAGGTCTCGTCGCTCAACTCCAGGGTGCCGTCCTTGACCAGGCGGTCAATCTGCTCCTGGCTCAGTTTCACCTGGATGCCCTTCGCCTGTGTCGCCGGCGTTTGCAATTGAGCTTGCCCGCCCTCAGTCTGGCGGGTCTGGGCACCCTCGGCTTGCTGTCCCTGCGCAGGTTGCTGTCCACCTGTGGTGGACTGACCTGTCTGCGCGGCGGGCTGGCCCGCTTGCCCGGCGCTTGCCGACTGAGCGGCGTTAGCGCCCTGGACGGCCTGCCCTGAGCCGGCTTGCCCTGAGCTTGCCGAATGGGCCGACTGGGCGTCGGCCTGACCCTGGCTGCCAGTTCCTTGCTGTCCCTGCTGGTTCTCGGTTCCTTCGCTCATGGTCTCCCTCCGGTTTAACGCCCCGCGGCGGGTGTGCCGGATATCGCTCCGGCGGGCGGCTATCTCAGAGGCTTGCCCGCCTATGGCGGGAAGCCGTTACTCGGCACTCATGCCCTCCGGCGGCTCCTCGTCCATCGCGCGATAGTGCTTGCGGACATGCGCCAGCGCGGCCACCCGCGCCGAGCGGGGCCACTTCACCCCGCCCCGTGCACCCGACAGCGCGGCTGCGAGCGCGTGCACGCCATTGCGGTTCACCACCAGGGTGTCGCCCTGGAGTTCGTGATGCGGGCCGCCCCACTCGCTGCGGTTCTCCAGGTCGGGCACGTAGGCGAAGGCCTCGCGGATCACGCCGGCGTCGCCGTTCTCTGCCAGCCGCCGCGCCAGGGCGGCCTTGTCCACGTCGCCCCACGCCCTGTCCGAGACCGTCGAGTTGTCTATCCGAATCGGCATCGTGTGCCGCCTCCTGCAAAAGAAAAGGCGGGCTCCCCCGGCGGTCACGCTTTCGCATGAACACCGGAAGAGCCCGCCGTATCTGCGCGATGATGGCAGGCGCTATTCGGTTTTGGCCTTCGCAGCCCCTCGGGCGAGCCGCTTAGGCTGGCTCTATTCTATCGCACCCGGGCCAGGTGTCAATACCCTCTTTGAGCGTGCTTCACGGAGAAGGTCGACGGCGTGGCATGGTCTCCCACATGTGGATCATCTCCTCGTAGCGGGCGACGGCGGTTCGCTCGTGTTCGTCCTCTGCCACGCGTAGGTACCGTCGTAGCCGCCGCCGCGCTTCACGCGGCGTCCTGGCTGACCAGATGGCCTTGTCGGCCTCGTGGATGAATTGCTCTCGCATCATCGCCGCTCCGCTCGTGCCACCAAGGCCTCGACTGCATGCTCTCCCTCGCTTTCCAGCGCGGCCTCGATCTCGATGGCCGTCATCCCGGCTCCGCGATAGGCGGTGTGCATCCTCTGCGCCAGCGCCCAGAACCGTTCCCGACGCGGGACACGGTAGGCCAGGTCGAGGTAAACCTCCGACTCGACCTCACGCATCGGGTTCATCATCGAGCGCCCTGCCGATGGACCGGCGACCGCCTTGGCGAGGAATTGCTGCCTGGGCACATAGCTCGGCATGGCCGAGAAGTCCACCTTGTCCAGCCCTGACGAGAAGCCCGTGACGCGCTCGAACAGTTGAGGAGCAACATGCTCCGAGGCCGCGCTGGTCACCGCCTCCTCCAGCCACCGCTGGGCGGCGGTGGCGTACTCGTCCGGCACGATCGCCCCCGCCGCGCCGGCGGCATGGGTGGCCTCGTGCACGAGCGTCGTGAAACTCGAAGTCATCTCCTGCCTGGCCTGTTTCGATAGTTGCGCCCAGGAAGCGGCGCTCTGCCTCGTCAGACGCATGAGCCGTTCGCGCACCTCCGCACCAACCGTGATCGCGCAGTCCCAGTCCTTGTGCCCGCCGAAACCGCCTTTGCCAGTTCTGAGGTCTCCGTTCCATCCGACCTTGGTCTCCACCAAGCTGGCCAGCTCTTCAGAGACGCGGCGGGTCATCCCGGCCGCATCGGTGGGCCGCGGCTTCGGCGCAAGAGCGGCTGCGATCTGCCCGGTGCGCTTGCCGCGCTCCGCCACGCCGAAGAAAGCCGGCCCGCTGATCGCCCGCTGGCCGGTGATCAGCCGGGCGACATCCGTTAGCGAGCGGTAGATGCCGCCCTCGAAATAGAGCTTGCCTCCCTCCACCACCTGGACGAGGTACTCGCGGCCCTTGTAGGTGCGGCGCAGGACAGTCCCCTTCTCCAGGGCGCGCAGTTCTGGTTCCGGGATCGGCGCCCGACTGGGTCTGGGCCGCCCTTGAGCCGCGGCAACTCCCGGCCGCCCCGCCTGCGCAAGCTGCCGCTTTCCCGCGGCCCGGGCGACGCCGGGGAACTCCTTGCGGAAGCGCCGCTGGAGTTCGGCAGGAGACTTGTTCAGCAGATCGGGCGAGATGATGCCACGCTTCTTCTCCTCGTCGGTTGCGAGGCGCTCTACAAACGGCGTGAGCACGTGTACACACCGCGGGTGGAAAGGCGGCCCGCCGTTGATGGCCGAGATGGGCGGATAGACAGGGTGCGGGCCGTCCAGAGAGACGATGGCGTTCTCGTAGTAGCGGCAGAAGTCTTCCGCGTTGTGCGCCGATACCTGGGCGAGCGTGACGCCATGCTCCCGCAGGCGGTTGATCGTGCCCTGGGTCATCGCCTCGCGGGTGGTGGTGCGGGCCACCATCTCCGCATAGCGGTCGAGGGGCCACTGCCGCCCCAGCGCATCCACGAACGCCGGCCTGCCCGCAGCGATAAGCCGCTGTTCCAGTTCCCGGCTTACCTCGATGCGAGCGCGCCCGGCTGCAATTCCCCTGGTGACGGCGAGCATCCCCTCGCGGCGGAAGACATCGTCCACGCGTCGGCCGATCTGGGCTAATGCTGCATCCGTGGTCTGGAGCATGGACTGCATAATCGCCTGCGCTGCCTCGCGGTGCACCTGGGAGAAGACTTCGCGCTCGCGGCGACCCGTTATCGCCGTGCCTCGACGGCGCAGGTTGATTCCCGCGCGGCGAATGTTGCGGATGCCCTCGTCGGCGAACTCAAGCCCGATGTCGTAGGCGCGCGGGATGTTGAGTTCTATCCAGGCAGCGGCTTCGTCACCGAGGTCGGCGAGGATGACCTGGTACTGGCGCAGGAGCGCCACGGCCCGACCCCGCTGTCCCGCGAGCGTCGCCGCGTCCGCTAGAACGTCCATCATGTCTGCCGCCGCATCGCGGTAGAGCGCAGCCAGCGAGTTGATCTCGCCGGTGAATGCCCGCCGAAACTCCTCAATTCGGCGACGACCGATGGGCGGAGGCACGCTTCAACACTCCTCACGACAGGCGCTGACACTGTGTCCACAGCCCCGAAACCAGACTGCAGGCGCAACATCTCGGATCACACAGATCCACCACATGGGCACCTCAGGCGCCCTCTGCCCCGGCCTCCGGCTGCTCCTCGGTGCTGGCTTCCTGCCCCTTGCGACCGCCCGCCCCGGTGAGAGCCACGGCCTGCCCCGTCTCTTCGGCGATCCGCGCCATCTCGGCCTCCACCGCGTCTGGGCCGTCCAGGCGGCGCACCGAGGATTCGACCGAGGTGTTCCCGGCCGCCAGCCGCTGGCTCTCGATCTCCACCATCTCCACCATATCTTCGGGTAGCCCGTCTGCCCACTGGATGGTTGGCTCGGCAGGCTCGTATTCTCCTGAGCCATGGGTCACATCGAGAATTTGGGCGGTGTGCAGCGCCGCCTTGAGCGCAGTATCGTAGTAGAGCCGCTTGCGATTGATCTTCGCGAGCGTCCGGAGCAGCCGCAGGCGCAGCGCCCGCCCGCTCTCGGCGACGCCGAACTTATCCAGGCCAAACGCAGAAGGCGCAGTCTCTGAGAGCATGAACAGCAGGTCGAGCAGCTTCTCAAACTGCGTAAACGCCGCGGTCAGGTGGGCGTCCCAGGTGATGTAGGAGGGCGGCTGATCGCCCGGGCCCAACTCGATGGTCTCCATCCGGTCGAAGCGGATCTTGCCATCCTCGTCCACGAAGCCGGGCGGCACCACGATTTTCGGAGCCACGTGCTTATCCAGCACCTCGTCGATCTGGGACACGCGGTTGTTCAGAGACTCGAAGAGCGACTCCAGCCCCTCGTAGTCGCTGATCCCCCAGAAGCGGGAACCGTAGCGGAAGTTGGGGACGTGGGAAATCGGGATGTGATCCAGACCGGTTTGCTCTTCCTCAGGCAGGTCCTGGTAGGCTTCGAGAGTCTTGAGGGGAATCTGGTGGAGCGCCTTGCCGCCAATGGTG